ATAGGAAGGACTGAGATGAACCGGACACCACGCGAAGAAACCACGCGGGAGCGCCAAGAGCGCAAGATGGAATGGCGTCCCGGTTCTGCACTCGAAGCCCCTCCTGCTCCTATCGGATTCAAGCATCGCTGGATTCGCGAGTCTGCGATGGAGTTCGATGACAGGACGAACGTACACAAGAAGCGCCAAGAAGGTTGGGAACTGGTACGCGCAGAAGAATATCCCGACTATACTGGCCCTGTTGTGGATGAAGGTCGCAACGCTGGCGTTATCGGCGTAGGCGGTTTGATTCTTGCACGGATGCCCGTGGAAATGGTTGAGCAGCGCAAACGTCACTACGCCCGTGTCACTCAGAACCAGATGGACGCGGTCGATAATGACTGGATGCGGGACAACAACCCCCTCATGAAGAAAACAACCCAGCGCAAGTCGAGCGTATCGTTTGGCTCGCGCCGACCCTCTGATGGAGACACCTAATGGCTAACAAAGATGCTGCCTTTGGTCTTCGTCCCGTTCGTATGCTGAACGGCTCGCCGTTCTCGAACGCCCAGAACCGCTATCGCATCGCTTCCAGCTACGGCACTGCCATCTACCAAGGCGACCTCGTTCGTCTTGTGACCGGCGGTACCGTGGAGCGTTTCACTGCGACCAGCACCGCTGGTTACATCGCAGGCGTGTTCAACGGGTGCTTCTATACGGACCCGACGACCAAAAAACCGACCTTCAAAAACTACTACCCGGGTGGCGTCGCTGCGAGCGACATCATTGCCTACGTCATCGACGCCCCGGAGACGGTTTTTGAAGTCCAAGCGGACGAAGCCTTCCCGGTCGCTGACCTGTTTGGCAACTTCCAAATCATCGATCAGAACCCTGTTGGCGACACCAACAGCGGCATCTCGCGTGTTGAACTCGATGTCTCGACTGGGGCTTCGACCATCACGCTGCCGCTCAAGGCTATCGACATCTCGCAAGATCCTGACAACAGCGATGTTGCGTCGTCGAACACCAACGTTCTGGTCATCATCAACAACCATGCGTACCGCGCCGGTACGAATGGCTTCGTCTAAGGAGGGCCTGAACAATGGCAATTTCGCGCTCTCAACTCGTAAAAGAGCTTGAGCCCGGCCTAAACGCCCTCTTTGGGATGGAGTACGCCCGTTACGAAAACGAGCACGCCGAAATCTTCGAAACCGAGTCGTCAGACCGGGCATTCGAGGAAGAAGTCATGCTCGTCGGCTTCGGGAATGCTTCGACCAAGCAAGAAGGTGCAGGCGTTCAGTTTGATACGGCAGCGGAGGCATGGACCGCCCGCTACACACATGAAACTATCGCCCTCGCGTTCGCGCTTACCGAAGAGGCTGTCGAGGATAACCTGTATGATCGCCTTGGCGCTCGCTATACCCGTGCTCTCGCGCGGTCCATGGCGCACACCAAGCAGATCAAGGCTGCTTCGATTCTCAACAACGGCTTCTCGTCCAGCTACGCTGGCGGTGACGGCAAAGCTCTGCTGACCACCGACCATCCGCTGTCTGGCGGGGGCTCGTTTGCCAATGAGCCGACCACTGCTGCTGACCTCAACGAAACGTCGCTTGAGAACGCTCTCATCGACATCTCGACCTTCGTTGATGAGCGCGGGATGATTCTTGCCCTTCGCGGCATGAAGCTCATCGTTCCGCCGCAGCTTCAGTTCGTGGCTGATCGCCTGCTTGAGTCTACCCTGCGTGTGGGAACCGCTGACAATGATGTCAACGCGATCCGCAACATGGGTATGCTTCCGCAGGGTTACACGATCAACCACTTCCTGACCGACCCGGATGCGTGGTTCGTCAAGACCGACGCGCCGAATGGCTTCAAGCACTTCGAGCGCGCGCCGCTTCGGACTGCAATGGAAGCGGATTTCGACACCGGGAACATGCGGTACAAGGCTCGTGAGCGTTACAGCTTCGGATGGTCAGATCCCCGCTGCGTCTACGGTTCCGAAGGCGCTGCATAATCCCCTGTCTCGCTTCGGCGGTGCAGTGAAAGGCCCCTCCGGGGGCCTTTCTTTTTAGGCATTTGTTCTGTATGCTTTCAGCATCCTGACAGTCCGCATGGTGCGGCTGACATTGGCCACGACAGGAGACACACATGGCTACTACAACCTTTCAGGGTGTTGTCCGCTCGTATAGCGGCAAGCCCAAGGGGACTGTTGTCCCCGGCGTGATGATCCAGTCGGTTCGCTTTTCGTGCAACCCGACTGCTACTGCTGCTACAAATGTTCGCATCGGCACTTCTGCCACGAGCGGCAAGACCCTTACACTTCCTGCCGGTTGCATTCCGATTGAAGTCGTGACCATCGGCACTGCGGCCACCGCAAGCGGCACCATTGATATTGGCGGCACTCCCGCTGGCGGTGCAAATGATCCTGACGGCCTCTTCAATGAGGTAGCCGCTGGCTCAAAAGGCTCGATCAAGGGTGCGAATGGAGCCCTTGTTGTAGCTGCTGGCCTTAGCGCTGATACTATCGTCACTGCCAGCATTGGCGCTGTGACGGCGACTGGTGGCACTTTCACTGGCGTTCTTGTCTATGCCATGCCGGACAATGGTGAAGAGTAATGTCAACACCCGTCTTTACCAAGACGGCCACAGGTGACGGGACTGTCTATGATGGACCCGTCCGTGTGCGGCATCTTTTTGTCCATACGGCAACCAGTGGAAGTCCCACGCTGACACTGCATGACAGTTCGTCGGCTACGACGATCTCCCTGCTGACGCTCTCATTCATCGCGAATGAAGCTGTTGACGTGAACATCCCTGACAACGGCATTCGCTTTACCCAGAAGGTCTTTGCTGATCTGACGGCTATCAAGCGCGTGACGTTCTACCTGTCGTAGGTGGCTCATGTCGTCAGGCTCAGTCATCCGCTCCATCACTCAAGTTGGAACGCATGAGCCTTTTGAACTGCAAGTGTCCCGGGGGCAGATTCCGGGGCACAAGCGCCTGTTGAAGTTCGGTTTCAATGCTCTCATCAACGAGATCGAGGAGACTGTTTGGGAGGCTGGTGGCATCTATGTCTATCCATCTTCCGCCGTTGCCCTGACAGCTACGAGTTCGTCTGGAGCGACAGACAGTGGTGTGATCCTGACGGTCCAAGGTCTGGATGCAGACTACAACGAGATCAGTGAGACGATTACCCTAAATGCTTCTGGAGTTGCCACGACAACAAAGACGTTCTTGCGGGCGAACAGAGCCTTTGTTGCTGGATCTAAGGCACTCACTGGAGCCGTATCGTTTGCCAACGGTGGCGTGACCTACGCCTATGTGAACAGCGACAACCAGACGCTTATGGCGCTGTGGACAGTGCCTGCTGGATATACTGCTTACATCGTGCAAACAGATGTCACGGTGATGACCGAGGCCAACAACAAGTTCGGAACAGTTCGCCTTGTCACGAGGGCTCCCGGTGGAGTTTTTCGGACGCAAGATCTCTTCTCCGCCCAGAACACGAGCATCGTTCGAGAGTTTGTTCTTCCGCTGCCTGTGGCTGAAAAAACAGACATCGAGTTCCGTGCAGTAGGAAGCAGCGCCAACGCGCTTCTGAACGTCGCAGCGACTTTCGAACTCGTTTACATCAAGAACCAAGGGAGCCTCTGATGTCCAAAGGTGAGATGCCTCCGAGAAACAAGAGGAACTTCCGCCCCACCAAGGCTGGAGCGGGGATGACTGAAGCTGGCGTCAAGGCTTACCGGCGCAAGAACCCCGGTAGCAAGTTGCAGACTGCGGTGACTGAGGACAACCCGACTGGTAAGCGCGCAGCGCGGCGAAAGAGCTACTGCGCCCGATCTGCCGGTCAAATGAAAAAGTTCCCTGAGGCGGCGAAAGACCCTGACAGCCGCTTGCGTCAGGCCCGTCGTAGATGGAAATGTTGACATGCCCATGGGGAGATCTCAAATGGCAAAGCAGGTAAGCAAGCCCGGACTTTACGCCAACATTCACGCAAAGCGTAAGCGCATCGAAGAGGGTAGCGGAGAGAAAATGCGCAAGCCCGGGACCAAAGGCGCTCCGACTGCGAAAGCCTTCCGTCAGTCCGCTAAGACCGCGAAAAGGAACAAGTGATGGCTGTATCCGGTTCGACAGATTTTGAACTCGATGTCGCAGACTACATTGAGGAAGCCTACGAGCGTTGCGGCTTGGAGGTCAGGACCGGATACGACCTGAAGAGCGCCAAGCGTTCTCTTAATCTTATGCTTGCCGACTGGGCCAACCGTGGCATCAATCAGTGGACGATCAAGCAGCGCAGCTTCACGGTGACATACAACGATGGCCAGTATGACTTGGGCACGGATGTAATCGATATCCTTTCCCTTGTTATCCGCCGCAGCGGCACTGACTATTCGCTCGACCGCATCAGCCGCGACAGCTACCTGACGATCCCTACCAAATCGACCACTGGTCGTCCGTCGCAGTATTTCCTTGACCGGCAAATCACGCCGAACCTGAAACTGTGGCCCGTGCCTGAAAACAGCACTGACACGATCATCTACGACTGCCTGACGCGGATGGATGACGCGGACAACTACGTCAACACAATGGCGATGCCATTCCGCTTCTATCCCGCTCTTGCCGCTGGTCTGGCTTACCATATCGCGATGAAGCGCGCGCCGGATCGCATTGCGCTGCTCAAGCAGATCTACGATGATGAGATGAACCGCGCGATGACGGAAGATCGTGAGCGCGCATCCTTCTCTGTCGCACCCGACCTTCGGAGCTACAGGTATGCCTAAGTTCGCCTCTGGCAGATGGGCCTATGGTATCTCTGACCGCTCTGGTCAGCGTTACCGCCTGCGTGATATGCGTAAGGAATGGAACGGTCTGCTTGTTGGCAAGGACGAATGGGAAGAAAAGCATCCGCAGCTTGAGCCTCTGCGCGTTCCGCCAGATCCGCAAGCCTTGCGAAATCCTCGGCCTGAGCAGGATCTGGCAGAACAACGCGACATCCAGTGGAGTTGGAATCCTGTTGGTGGCCCTCCCACTGCATCATATAACCCGCCCAACAACCTTGAAGCTGTAGGGTCTGTTGGCACAGTAACGGTGGTAACGTCATGAGCTTTACCTACAACCAGTTGAAGCAGGCGTTGCAGGACTACACTGAAAACACCGAAACGACCTTCGTCAACAACCTGAACATCTTCATCCAGAACGCCGAAGAGCGCATTCTGAAGACCGCTCAGCTTGAAGTGTTCCGCAAAAACCAGACCGCTGCGGCGACTTCTGGGAACAAGTATCTTGCCGTTCCGAGCGACTACCTTGCGCCCTTCAGCCTCTCCTATGAGGCGAACAACACCAAGGAGTTCTTGCTCTACAAGGATGTCAACTTCGTGCAGTCGTTCAATCCGAACGCAACGACGACTGGAACACCGCGTTACTATGCGCAGTTCGACATCGACAACTTCATCTTGGGGCCGACCCCGGCCTCAAACTACACAATGGAATTGCATTACTTCTATCGGCCAAGCAGCCTCGTGAACGCAGGCGGATCTGGAACAACTTGGCTGAGTGAGAATGCAAGCGTGGCTCTCCTTTATGGATCGTTGATCGAGGCATACACGTTCATGAAGGGGGAAGTGGACCTCATCCAAAATTACACGGCGCGTTTTACGGAGGCGCTCGCCCGTGTGAAGAACTTTGGTGAGGCCCAAGAAGTGACCGATGCCTATCGCACCGGCCTAATTTTGCGGGAGAAAACATGAAGTACGAACATCTGAAGGGCGCGAAAGTAGCCCTTGTAGCCATGGGGCGTTCCCACCTGAACTACTCCATGTCGCTTTGCAACTCGTTCGAATACGATGAAGTCTGGGGCATCAATGCCATGGCCATCCCATTCAAGGTGGATCGCCTGTTCATGATGGACCCCGTAACACGCTTCCTCGATATGGACGTGACGGGCAAGATGACTGGCGCAATGCGCAAGATCCTGACCCAAAAGCAGGACTATCCGATCTACAGTTCGACTACAGACGAACATTGTCCTTCTGTGGTTGAGTACCCCCTTGAAGAGGTCATCAAGGCAACTGGTCTGTGTTATTTCAACAACACTGTTCCGTATGCTTTGGGTTACGCGCTCTACCAAGAGGTCGGCGAGATCTTCATCTATGGCGCAGACTACTCTTATAGCGACGTGCGAGTAGCTGAGCCCGGACGCGCTTGCACGGAGTTCTGGTGTGCAATCTTGGCGAAGTCAGGCGTGAAACTGCAAATCGCCCCGGAATCATCTTTGCTAGACACGAACGTCGCGCCGACAAAGAAGATGTACGGGTATCATCTTCTGCCTGATCCTATTCACGTTGACTTCTCCAAGGACGACGAAGTGGTGATTGGGCGTGTGTCGAACATCATGCGACCGCCTACCCCCGGAGACAGTGATGATCTTCCTGAAATAGGGAAGGCCTGACATGTTCGCTGGCGAAGGCCTCGTAGGTTCTCCTTTCGTTGTTACCTCAAATCACGGTGGCCACTCGCCAGAGGCCATCGCTGAACTGTGCGTCAACCGTCTCATTCAGATCTCCGACAAGGCACATCCTGTTCTTAGGGATCAGGCCCATGCGTTCAGGGACCAAATGTTGAAAGTTGTCGTTCATTACGTTAAGATGGCGATGGAAGAAGACCGCGCGACGATGTGCGCTAAGATCCGCGAGGCTGGATTTCCAGATTTGGCCTCTAATCTAAGGAGACTATAACGTGGCGTTCACTGGCAACTACATGCCGACATCGTTCAAGAGCCAAATTCTGCGCGGTGTCCATAACTTTGCGACTGGTGGAAACACCTTCAAACTGGCGCTCTATACTAACAGCGCCAGTTTCACGGCTGCGACGACTGCTTACACGGCATCGAACGAAGTGGGCAACTCTGGGTCTTACTCCGCTGGGGGAGGCACG